GTTAAAAGATAACTGAAACTAACCTCCTCCGGGATGAACTCAGAGGAAGTAGAGACAATTCTCCCTATCGGCAGAAACTTGCTCAATATAATCGGAGTTACATCAATGCCATGTATGGCATTTGTTCCGCATGATTCACGGAACGCGTAATCACGGTTATAAAAGCTCTTATCTGCGTTTACTATAAAACCATACGCTTGCAACATGTCAATGACATTTTGAGCATATTGTGTTGGAACGATTATGTCGTCTCCGAATACGTATGGCTCCTCAATGCAACCGTAGTTCTGCAAGGTCGCTTTACAGATGCAGTAGAAAACTATTGTCTCAATTGGAAAACAAGTAGCTGCACCCATGGTATTCACCATAGGTAAGTCTACGAGCTCTCCGTCCAGTTCTACTTTCGTAGAACGGGTATCGATAATAGCATCATATAGCCACGTACCTCGAAAAATGGATTCGAAAATCCAGAGGCTGACGCTATCACTAGCGGCAGACAGATCGAGAGTGGCATAACTGCCATCTATACTCGCAAGTTTCGCGCGCTCTCCGTTAACGGAGTCGTCATAGAGATTAATACCCTTAAATACTTTGGGGTTGTTATCACTTGACGGGCGATTGGGGAAAACTCGACGATCCATAAGATCATAGAGCCTTTCCTTAATAGCTTGCTGAGCCCACATGCATGAAGTGTGTTCTTTTGCAATAGTTCTCTGTTTTGTCGCGCTTTTTGGCACGATAACGAGTTTACTGACGCGAGGAACGTAGGAAACCTTACTAGGATAAAAAGCATACTTCTCGAGTAGAAAATCACCTTTAAGATGATTGAGTTTTGAGTAAATATTACTCATCGCTCTATCTACTTCGAAAGTAGCGCCCGGGCCGTGCTTGGCACGGTATCGGTAATCCGCATAAGGGAAGTCACCTGAATACGTGGAAAGTATTCGGCGAGCAATTTTCCTAACTTCATTGAGTAAGGGAAGTTCAGGCCGGGTATCATTGAATTCTGCTACTCTAGCGCAGGTATTCAAGAACGCAGATTTAGTCTGTGATTCTAGTGCCTCGTTAGATACAAGTATCTTACTTGGAAACCGTAGAATAGATTCCAAATCCGCGAACGCCGTGATACTATTTATTGACATAGATAGATCACATGCATCCACTATTCGCCGGAGGACTGATGAAATCGGTCCTCTGCCGAGCCTGTTGTTAAGTTG